CAACTATCATTTGTGCAGAACTTAGTTCCGCTTCCGCCCTGATTGCTATCGAAGCGCTGGATGGGGGCAATATTTTTGACCAGCTTTTCGTATGCTTCCTTAGTAATAGGCTCATAGGGCGCCTGCACATAGCCCGTCTCCTCATACTTGAGGAACGACACGGCTTTTAATCTTGTCTCATACATTTCTAATGCATCCTTAAGCTGGCTGGCCTCTTCCGGCTTAAACGTCACTGTAATAGACACCGAGTTGTCGGCCCAGTAGTGCTGGTATTGTGCTGCCATCTCCAGTTGTTCCCACATCGAGACAGATCTCTTTCCTTTTTGGAAATAAGGCTCATGGACAGGAAACTCAACACACACGGTATTAGGTGAGTATTCATCATCTTCCATATTATAACCTGCTTCCGACAAAGTTTTAAGCAATTCTGAATCTTTTGAAAACCTTATCCGTCTAATATAGTACTCATCTTCTGGGAAATGAATACCGGGCGTAGAGCCATTGAGTAGTGACACCGTTCCGCTTGGCTTGATGCTCGTCATGCGGATAGATTTGGGGATACACAACCAATTAGAATATTCCTGGTCTAGCTCTTGCACGTGCTCATATGCTTTATCGCACCAGTTGAGCATTTCGCGCTTGCCGTGCTTGTTAAATGCCTGCACAACGCCCGATTGAGAAAGACCGATGCGCCGGTTCTTGAGCATTTTTGCGTTAGTCTCGGGCCAGTGCGTATTAGAAAGCGTGATGGTCTTGCCATATAGATACGCGATCTTTAACGTTCTTACATAATCTTCATAGTCATCGTGCTTTGCTGGGAATGTCTCCACAAGGCAGCACAACTCCGCATCTTCAAGCTGTTGTTCAACGCAGGGATTAAAGCCGGCCACGTTGATATCATCAAAGCGGGGGCCATCTTTAAAGCGCCCACGTGTGCGAGCGTTGTCTAGCCAAATATACCCTGGCTCCCCATTCTTCTGTGACTGTTCTGCGTGCCAAGTATAATCCATACCCACCACCGCATTGAAGGAGTTGTTGGAACCCCACCGGTGATGGTAAAGCTTTTCTTGATCGTTTTTCATCTCAAGATACTGGCGATCATCGTGGGCGCCCATTGCTAGCGCAGCGGAACGACGAACATTGCCAGCAACCACGCAGCGCCCAATTAGATTCTCTGTGTCCACGATGTCTACAGATGTGATTGGCTCTCCGATCTTTGCCGTGTATAATTCCTTAAGGTTGTCATGCAGCTCAATCAGAGGCCCAGCACCAGAGGACGTCCCGCCGAAGCCACGAATAGGTGCGCCTTCTGGACGAATTGCCGAATAATCGAATTTAGGAACACGGGAACCAAAGAAAAATCCGTCAAGGAGAGTGTGTACAGAATCGACCCAGCCTTCGCGCGAGTCATCAATAACCAGGGTGTCATTGGTGTATTGAGGCTCTTTGATTGTGACCGTGTTCTCACCCTCGGTATCAAAGCCTACACCAATACCGACCATCAAAGCGTCCATCATCCATGCAAATAGATAACCGCCCTTTGTTGCAAGGTCGCGAGTTGAACGGAAAGCGCAGTTAAATAGGCCGGCGGCTGTGCGCTCTTCAATAAACTTGGTGCCCATCATCCACAGGCCGCGGCCAGGGGGAGTCCACTTAAGATTAAACAATCGATCATAGGCCTCTTTAGCGGTGCGTTGCGCTTTGTTGTCGTTCCACTCAAGGCCTAAAAGAAAAACGTGTTGTTTTTGCATATTGAACATGCCCTCAATAACACGACGACATGTCTGCCACCACTCCTCGGTGCCAGTGGCATCTGCATCAAATTCATTTAAACGCCTAGCATACGTGCGCTTGAATGTCACATACCCTAACGGACCCCAGGGCACTTGGGCGTCTTTATAAGGCTCGATAAATGTATCTGATAATCTAAATCTGCGAATATTCTCCAGTGTTCTCATTTGCGTTTTCCTCTTAGTTTTGTATATTTAGCTGACAGTAACTGCTTCTGTGCTGTCGGATTCAGAGCCACAGGCGCAGTGACAACCTGGGTCTGACCTTGAGTGTTAGTGGCCGGTGGTTTTGGCAATATCTTAATGTTTACATTAGACGTGTCCATAAATATTGGATAGACCATACCATCAGGTCCGTTTCTATTCTTGGCAATAAAAATCTTGCCTTGATTGTTCTGTTTGTCCTCAATTGTGCGAGAGACAGAAAAGATAAAATCGGCCACAAAGCACTTGTTGAATGCTTCTGAAATCTGCTCCATCGTGATTACTTCTGCACTGAGCCCAGAGCGATTTGTTTGTGATGCTGTCCAAATGGGGCATTGAAACTCCGTAGATAGTGCGCGTAGCTCTTCATAAATAGACTCTAATTCGTTTCGCTTCTCTTTTCTGACGAGCACAGGCTTAAGAAGATCAGCATAGTCTACTATAATCAATCCCGGCTTTATTCCGCGCTTCACAAGGCGCGATAGGTGTGCTCGGATTGTATTGGTAGACGCTGATTTAGTCGGGTATTCCTTGATAATCAGATTGCCTTCAAAGTCTTTGATCTCTTCATAGATTTCTTGCTTAAAATTTTTGATATCTGAAAGCGGGTAGCCGGTAATGCAGCTGTCATACCGATTTGCGATTACTGTGTCCTGTAGCTCTAATGTATATTGAACCACAGTCTTGCCCTCACGCAGTGCGGCGGCCCCTAGGTGAACAAGCACCATACTCTTGCCCGCGCCAGTTGGAGCAATCACAACCCCCAACTCACTCTTGCCTAGGCCACCGCCTACAATCGCATCAATGTCTTTCCATCCAGTAGTGATCGGGTTTCTGTGCTTTGGCATAAACCGCTCCTCAAAGTCCGCCATGTAATCATAGCCAAAATTGTTCTCCGATCCAAGCTTAAGTGAGTCGTTGATAACCTTAGATATTTCGTCAAAAGAACACGTCTGAAGTAACCCAACGGACTTCATCATCGCCTCTTTAAGGTTTTGCTTGCGGCAGAAGTCTAATGATGTTTCTTTAATATAATCATTCTCTGCCAATTCTCGGGTGTGAATCCGTGCAAAGTACTCACGTACTTGTTTTTGAGTTACTTCGTCTTCTGACTCCAACTCAGTGCGAACCATGGCCATCATTGCTTCAACTGATGGATGCGTATTGTATTTGTTACGATATGCAACAATTTTACGCAGAAAGACTTGAAGATATTCAAGTTCTAAAAAATTAATGTCCAGCACCTCTGTGATTTGATCCGCGAACGGTCTATCCTCAAAGATTAGCTGAACAAGTCCTTCTTGGAAGGTCTTTCCATACCTTCCGAAGCTTGCTTTTTCTGCTATCATTAATACCCTCTGTGCTGTCTTGTAATTATAACCGATCCGACCCGAATGTCAAGGTAGATTCAAATTTTATTCACTTGCGTTGTCAACGCATTCGTAGTTGATCTTGTTTAACTGTGACTTAAGATCATCCCAATTTAACTCACCAAATCCGTCTTCACGCATCATACGAATTAGCTCTGTCCTGTTGAAATCACACTCAAAATTCTCCACCGCCTCTTGAGTAAATTGCTTTGCTTGGACAGACATCTGGGGCGCGTAAAGTTGCATCATTTTGTAGTTGTGTTCTACTAGCTTTTTGTTCTCGATGACGTTGTTGTAAAATTGCACGCGCGATCCTTTTGTGCTCTTGACACAAAAGTCAAGGACCTCTGGGATAGTGCAGTCTCTATCCTCGCTCAAGAATGGTAGGCGCTTTTGGATCGTCTTTAGTCCGGCGCCCTTAATTCCTGGGAGATTGTCCGATGCATCGCCGGCCATTGCGCGCGCTAACGCCATGTTACGAGGATGAACCCCGATAGTCTCTACGATACGATTAGCGTTCAGCATCTCATTCACAGTAGGGCGCCACAAGACTGTCTCATCGTCGCACAATTGCATGAAGTCCCTATCATTTGATACAATAATCTTCTGCCAACCCTTGTAGTGCTCCATCTGGGTCACGTAAGAGATGACATCATCGGCCTCGATCTGTGCAATCAGCACTTGAATGATCGGCATCTCGTTCATGTACTCAATGATGCGCTTCTGCTGCCACATCTTGTTGGCTAGCTCCTCGTCTTCCGTCAGGTTGCGGATGGCGCGGTTAAGGCGAATGGGCTTTCTGCCTGCCTTGTAGTT